ACCTCCCCTGTCTTGGCTATTATGCACTTCATGCTTGGTGGAAATGGCATGATGATTTCATGATGGCCTGTGATATGTGCCTTCGCTGGGATGAGATAAGTAAACAAAACGCGTTGTGGTAAGCGCGTAGTGCCGGGGCTGTCTGCAATATATGAGCGGGCAGCCCTACTGTAAGTATTCCTGCAAAAGAGCCCATTTACTTTTAGAGATCTTCCGCCACACTGATAACGCTGGCCCAAGGAGATCGCCATGCGCAAAGCCCGGTTTACTGAGCACCAGATCATCACCGTACTGAAGTCGGTTGAGGCAGGCATTTCTCAAGCCAGCTACTTCAACTGGAAGACAAAATACGGCGGGATAGAAGCCGCTGATATTAAAAAGCCTAAGGACCCTTTGCGAATAAACAGAGTTTCACCGGGCACCAGGCGGCTGATAATCAACGACAACCTGATGGCAAGCCGGTATATCGCCGTTACTGAAGCGCCATGAAAGATTTCTCCTGAGAAGTTAACTCTCTGAATTGAAAATGATTACTCTAAAGGAAGAGGTGGGCAGGGTATGGACAATATCGGAACTATTTTTTATGGGCAGCCCGGCTTGTGGGCGCTTATCTGACAGATAATAATGAAAAAGGAGTCAGACGATTTCTCATCTAACTCCTTGTTTAGTTTGGTGGCCCCTGCTGGGTTTGAACCAGCGACCAAGCGATTATGAGAAAGTTATTACGATGCTATAAATCAATTACTTAAATAAAAATCAATAACTTATCCAACAAATAAAGGGCAGTGTAAGGCTATAATCCTAACTTGCTGCGACACTTTTGCGACACTTTGCTAGGGGGTTGAGCTTAAGCGCATCTTCCAAATGGTCGGGGGCAAAGTGTGCGTAGCGCATTGTCATTTTTATATCAGTATGACCAAGCAGCCTTTGAAGAACTAATATATTTCCGCCGTTCATCATAAAATGAGATGCAAACGTGTGTCGGAGAACGTGAGTTAATTGTCCTGGAGGTAATTCTATTTCTGCCCGGTCAAGCGCCGAGCGAAAAGCGTAATAGCAAGGCTCAAACAACGTCCCGTTTTTTTTCGGGATGTCGGATAGGATGTCATTACTAACAGGTACTGTCCGGTTACGCTTACCCTTTGTTTTAATAAAGGTGATTTTACCGGCCGCGATTTGGCTCTTTTTTAGATCCTGAGCCTCGCTCCAGCGCGCGCCGGTCACCAGACAAATTTTCACTACCATTTCTAAATCTTTAGCAGAACTGGCTCGGCACTCTGCTAACAGGTTGTCGATCTGCTCGGATGTCAAAAACGCCATTTCCCCTTCTTCCGTGCGGAACTGACGCACGGTTTCCAATGGGTTTGGCGGCGACCACTCCCCAAGCCGTTTCAGTTCGTTGAAAACAGCAAGAAAATACGCATGTTCAAGGTTGATTGTCCGAGGTGAAATTTTGGCGATTCGTTTTGTTCGCGCGAACTTACCTTCGAGCCTTTTCGCCCGGTAGACGGTGAAAAGCTTTGCGTTGAATTCGGTAGCCGTTGGGGAACCCATACATTCCGCAGCCCAAAGCATGGCATCTTTGCGCCTGGTGCCATCACGCAATGTGATGCCGTGGCGGTCGTACCAGAGATGAACCATGTCAGACAGCCTCCGCTTATCCTTCTCATCGCCAAGCCAAGGTAAATCCTGATGTTTCTGCAGGGTGTAGGTTTCATACGCCAGCGCCTCACCTTTGGTGGCAAATTTCTTGCGCATCCGCTGGCCGTCTTTGCCGCTTTTGCGATCGACGGTGTAAAAGTCAGCTATCCAGCTGCCGTTAGAAAGTTTTCTTACAGGCATGTCTATTACTCATCTACTTAGATTTCTGCTGCTGAAAATCATCTTTTAGTTATTCGGCTGAACCTTTCTTACAATTAATTACCATAATTATCTGATGGTTAAAGATACTCGTCCAAGAATTTTTATGTCTTCAATTGAGCAATCAAAAGAGACACCCGGTCCGCTTACCTTGACCTTTTTCACAGGAATGCGCGTAAGTGTTCTGACACTTGTTTTACCTTCAACTTCAACCAGCCAGTCACCGTCGTATGCTTCTGTGAACTGCCTGTCGACGATTCGCTGTTCTGGGCCATCAATGACGCAGATAGGGTCTAGTGGAGGTGTTACGCCAGGAAGAAAAGTTGTGTGATCGATGAGGAGAATACCGGCTTCATTAAGCTGACCATCAACGATTTTAAAGCGGGGCACTCTCAGCAGCGAAAAATCTTCGCCCTCATGTTTTGGGCCTACCCCTGTGGCTATCCACTCTAGCGTTGCGCCAGTTTCTGCCATACACCTAACCACGATATCGGCAGGAAAGCCGCCACGTTTGTACCGGCCCGCCAAGCTGCTTGAGGCGATGCCTAAGTGATCGGCCAGCATGATTTTTGTAGGGAAACCGTAGGCTTCAATTACGCGGTCGAGTACAGCTGTGCTGTCGCCTGTCATATCAATTTTTAGTTTTTTCATGGTTGGTAGACTAGGGAAAAGCTACTTGTCATTGACGTGTAGTTTTTTACGAGTTAGTCTGTCTCCGTTGTGTTGTATTAACCTATATTGCCGGATATTGCCGTATCCGATAAACGAGAGAGAGTCTGCCTTATGCGCCCAAACATTACAATCATCATCCCTGAGCCTTACCTGCCACTTGATGAGTACTGCCGCCGTACTGGAACCAACAAAGAAACCGCTAAGAATCTGATTGAATACGGAAAACTTCCAATTAAGCCCAAAGGTCAGCAGAAAAAAGGCCTTGTAGAGGTAAACATGGCTGCACTAACCATTCAGGCATTAAGCGAATGCGATATATCGCTTCAGGCTTAATCCAGGCTACCAATTAGGATGGAACGAATCATGTTTGATTATCAGATTTCCAAACAACCGCACTTTGATAACGCCTGCCGGGTGTTTGCCGGCCGCCACAATATGCGTGAGCTGGCCGAAGCGCTGGGAATGAACCAGCAAACCCTGCGCAACAAACTCAACCCGGAGCAGGTTCACCAACTAACCGCGATGGATATCGTTGTGATAACTGATGTTACGGAAGATGCCACGCTGATCGATGGCCTGCTGGCGCAAATGATATGCATGCCAGCGGTACCAATGAACGAGGCAAAGGCCGAGAACGTCACGAACTATGTTCTGCAGGCAACGGCGGAGATAGGCAAGGTTGCGGCGGCGGCGGTATCTGGCAAAAAAATGACGCCATCTTGTAAAAGCGCATTCATGGAAAACGTTAATGCCGGTATCCGCTGCCTGTCGCTAATTGGGCTAAGTATTCACGCGCGCGTGCAATCAAACCCCGCCTTGGCTAATACCGTGGATGCCTTAAGTGGTATCAGTGCATCTTTCGGAATCAGCTAAATGAGCAGCGTAATTTCAATCGCGCCATTGTTAAAGCGTCAAAGTCAGTCCCAATCATACGGCCACGGCTGGATTATGGGTGAGGCTGGTAAGCGTTGGCATCCGAGCAACGATCAATCTGAACTCCTGCACGGTATGACCACTGTATATCGGAAAAAACTACTTGCCCGCTTGGCTGGCATTTTCAGGGGTTGATATGGTTCGTTCTTCAACAGTATTAAAAAGCAGCATTGGTAATATGCCGGTCGCACCTGCGCAAATTTATCTGGTTCATGCGCGCATTGATAAAATGCCGTTTGAAGAGTTTCGCGCGCGTCGTGCGGAAATGTTTTCTAAATGTCGTAACAGAAATCGGGCGAGAGATTTTTTTAATCGTCAAAGCGACGATTATAAATTCTGTATTCTGACATTGGTAAATCGCCGTAATCCGGGGATGTTTTCAGTAGGAGAGGTTGGAGAAGACTTCGAGGTTTTTGATCTACACCGTCGTGAATTAATCATCCATGCAATGAACCTGATTAACCGTTGGGGGGAACTGTTGCCCGGCAAGTTCAAGTTGTCTGATAGCATAATTTAAACCTGAAAAATATTAATGGCGTAAACCCGCCGGGCATTTTTTTGCTTGAATCTGGAGAGATATATGAAAAACATTGCGACTCAAAAAATGACAGCTTCAGAAGATGCTGTTTTGGTTTTGCTAAATAAGGCTCGTAATGAGCAGCGCAAAGACGATGCGCTTTCTGTATCAATTCGTCTGGAGGCTATCGCAATTCATGCGCAAAAAAACGAGCTTAGCGCAGGGGAAATAATCGATCTTATTCGGCAGGACGCGGCCCGCTATGAAAATTCAGCGCAGGAGCTGCACTAATGGCCGATTCTATGGATTTAGTTCAGCAGCGTGTTGCTGAGAATCTTGCTCGTAATCTCGCTAATGCTATCAAGCGCCCGGCGTTGCCGAGCGCATTTTTCTGTGAATGCTGTGATGCGCCAATACCAGAAGAGCGCCGAAAGGCACTTGATGGAGTGACGCTTTGCGTAACCTGTAAGGAACTGGACGAACTGAAGTCCGCCCATTATGGCAGGGCTGCAATATGAATACTGTTCTGAAATGGGTTGGCAGCAAGGCTCGTATTATGCCGAAGATTATTGAGCACCCGCCAGCGGGTCGTCGTCTTGTGGAGCCTTTCGCAGGCTCCTGCGCTGTTATGATGAGCACTGATTTTGACGAATATATGATCGCAGATGTTAACGCCGACCTGATTAACATGTATCAGCAGATTAAGAGCCATTCTGAGCAATTCATTCTCCTGGCTAAATCGGTGTTTAGTGAGAATAATTCCGAAGAGGCTTATTATCGTATACGGAAAGAGTTCAATAAAAGCGCTGGGCTAACTCTGCTTGTGCGCGCTGTATACTTCCTTTATCTGAATCGGAATGGTTATCGTGGAATGTGTCGCTATAACCAAAAGGGTGATTTCAACGTGCCCTATGGTAACTATCGTCATCCATATTTCCCGTTGGAAGAAATTAAAGCATTCGCCATCAAGTCGCAACGGGCGCAAATAGTTTGCGCTGACTTCAAACAGACTTTATCAGAAGTTATTTCAGGTGATGTAGTTTATTGCGACCCTCCATATGACGGTACATTTACCGGATACAGCGCCGATGGATTTAATGCAGGCGATCAAGCGTGTCTAGCTGGGATGCTTGTTCATCTATCAAAGGATGTGGTTCCGGTAGTGGTTTCGAACAGCGATACGCAACTGGTGCGAGAACTGTATGCAGGTTTTTATATTCAGCAGATTGAAGCGCCACGCAGCATTGGCGTGGTTGCCGGTAAGGGTAAAAGTGCGGTGGAGATTATTGCGGTTGCCTCGCCCGCTGCTGCTCTATGGGTTGGATATGACCCTGCTCAGGGTGATTTATCAGCATTTGTAGTGAGCGGGGTCATGGCGTGACCTTCAAACATGCCTACCCGTGGAACGTTCCACGGGAGGCCATCAGCAAGCCTTATCTAACCCATTCTTATCTCCAACGCCGCGCGCAGATGTTCGCGGCGCTTTCTCGTGCGCAGGATTTACTGGCCGCGCAGCCAGTGCTGATCCAAATGGATGTAAAGCGGCGAATGAACGATTTGGAGCGCAAAGAAGGACCAGCGCGTGCCAATGCGTACTTAACGAAAACATTCGTCGAGCGCACATTGCCGCGTGTTGAAAGCGTTAATGCTCAGTACCGGGTTAATGATATGCATCCCGATATGTTTGGCATGCTGGCGGGTATAGCGTCTGCCGGTGATCGGGGTGTAGGCGCGGCGGCTTTACTCTGGGAGATTATCAGACGATTTAACCGCCTTGCCGATATGTCGCGCGCTGATGTGGATTTGCTAGCCGGTGATATTGCTAATTTTATCCTGGCGGAAATGGTGCAGGCCCATGAGCAGGTAAAAAGCGAATCTGATTACAAACACGTCTGGCGTACCTACATGACGGCAGCGGCCATCACCAGGCAGCTGGGCCAGACCCCGCCGCTATGGGATAAGGTCAGTACTAAGTTTTTATGCCCGGATGACGTTGTACCAGCCATTCACCGCATGAAAACAGAGAAGTGGTGGAAAGGCCGCCTGCGCCGCTTGGCTGCATCATGGCGGGAGCATCTGCAAATCGCACTGACTAACGTCAGCAAAAAGCACACGCCTTATGCCAGTACCATGACCGTGATCGAGTGGCGCGAACAGAAGCTCCGCACCCGCGAATTTCTCAAAGGGATGGAGCTGGAGGACGATGACGGCAACCGAATCAGCCTGATCGAAAAGTATGACGGCAGCGTGGCTAACCCGGCTATCCGCCGTTGTGAGCTGATGACCCGCATCCGCGGCTTTGAAAATATCTGCAATGAAATGGGCTTCGTGGGAGAGTTCTACACCATCACCGCACCATCCCGTTTTCACGCCAATATCAAGACCGGGCACCGTAACCGCAAATGGAACGGTGCCTGCCCTGCAGACACTCAGCGCTACCTGTGCAGCGTCTGGCAGAAAGTGCGCGCCAAGCTGCACCGCGAAGAGATACGCATCTTCGGTATACGAGTGGCCGAGCCTCACCACGACGCAACCCCACACTGGCACATGCTGATGTTTATGCTGCCGGAAGACGTGCAGCGTGTGCGAGAAATTCTCCGTGACTACGCATTCCAGGAAGACGCGCACGAGCTAATTTCTGATAAATCCCGCAAAGCCCGTTTTCATGCCGAAGCTATCGATCCTGAGAAGGGCAGTGCTACCGGCTATGTGGCGAAATATATCTCTAAAAATATCGACGGCTACGCATTGGATAGTGAGCTGGACGACGAAAGCGGAAAGGCGCTGAAAGATACCGCCCCTGCGGTTTCGGCTTGGGCGGCGCGCTGGCACATCCGGCAGTTTCAGTTTGTTGGTGGCGCGCCGGTAACGGTTTATCGCGAGCTGCGCCGCATGGCTGACAGTGAAGTGGCACACGGCCTGAGTGTTGAGTTTGCAGCTGTGCATGATGCTGCCGATCAGGGGCAGTGGGCTGAATATGTTAACGCCCAGGGCGGTCCGTTTGTGCGCCGTGACGATCTGGCCGTGCGCACCTGGTACCAGCCCGGCAATGAGCTAAACGAGTACGGCGAAGAAACAATCCGTATCAAAGGCGTCTACTCCACGCAGGTTGGCGAAGACACGCCAATACTTACCCGCCTCACCCAATGGAAGATAGTGCCGAAAAAAGCGGTAAACCTGCCCGCTGACAGCGCCGCCAGCTTGCCGTCGGTGTTGTCAGTAGATTCTGCCTTTAATTTTGTTTTTGACGTTGAGGGCGCGCCCGCGTCCTCTCGGAGTTCTGTCAATAACTGTACGGGAAGATCGGGATCTGAGGATGCGACGAAGCTGAAAAGTTTTGCTGATCTGGACTTTGATGCAATGACCCGGCAGCAGAGGAGACAGCTATTAAGGCGGGTAAGGGGCGAGGCGGTAGAAAAAATACCCCTCAAGCTTGATCGAGGGGAAAAGATTGAGTATGCCTGTGGAAGAGCGATTGCAAGTATTAGGGATTTGACCGGCGAAACCATCAGTCGCGGCTTGGCGTTCCGCCTGCTGAAAGGGGGGGAGATCGAGGTTGGCTCATTGCGTTTCGCTGCAACTGCTCTCGGCGAGCTATTGCCAGCCGAAAAAACATGTAAAAAAGAAGCCCTTTTAATGCGATTCGCAAACCTGAGAACATTGCGGCCTGTACCGCAACTGGCTGAAGGCATGCAGAAAATTCCTATTGAACCGTAAAAAACAGTTCACATTTCGGAAAACTTTATATACTGTATGTATAAACAGTAATTACTTTTGGGGAGGACGAATGCAAGATTTTTTCATGGAGTCGATTAAGCTCCAGCGTATTGATTTTTTTATGAAACTTGTGGCTGCTAGTGACTGTAGTGAAGAAGAGAAAGCACTAGCCATCCAATGGGTTTCAGAGCTTATTGACCAGCTTATGCACAAGCTTAAAAGATATGAGCATGAGCGTTTGATCGACTAAAGTTTGTTTAACTTTGTGCCGGTTTAGCTGTGTTTGAAAATGATGGTTGTCTGAAAAAATCAACACATTGATTTTAAATGACTATTTTTGTTTTTCATTTTTTTTTTTTTTTCAATTAAAACTCGAGTCAAGATGATTTTGACGTTATAATGTGGGCATCTTTAAGTTGGAGATAAGAATGTCTGTCAAGGTAATAGATCTATTTTGTGGCGCTGGTGGTTTGACTCATGGCCTTGAAAAAGCAGGGCTGAATGTTGTTGCAGGTTATGATATTGAGAATGTTTGCAAAACAGCATATGAATCGAATAATCATGCACAATTTATTGAAAAAAATGTCGTGCAAGTTACAAAGAATGAGATCGATAGCTTATTTTCAGATGCGACTATTCGAGTTTTAGCTGGGTGTGCACCTTGCCAACCTTTTTCAAAGTACACTCAAGGTTTAAGTAAAGAAAATGACAAGAAATGGCCTTTGTTGTATGAGTTTGAACGGCTTATAAAAGAAACATTACCTGAAATTGTTACGATGGAAAACGTACCTGAAGTAACTAAACATAAGGTTTACGACGATTTTTTTAGCTCTTTAGAATCAATGGGGTATAAAATTTGGGCTAAGAGAGTCGAATGTATAGATTTAGGTATTCCCCAGAAGAGAGCTAGGCATGTATTATTAGCATCAAGATTGGGTAACATAGAATTAAATTACCAAAAACGAAAATCATTAACCACAGTCAGAGATTGTATTGGTAATCTTCCCTCTATCAATGATGGGGAAACACATAAAGATGATCCTATGCATAGGTCTAGTAAGCTCAATGAGCTTAATAAAAGAAGGATTATCCATTCTATTCCCGGTGGTTCATGGAAAGATTGGCCAGAAAATCTAGTGGCTGCGTGTCATCTTAAGAAGAGTGGTGCTGGATATGGCAGTGTATATGGACGAATGGAATGGGATAAACCAAGTCCCACAATAACAACTTTATGTTATGGTTTTGGTAACGGGCGATTTGGGCACCCTGAACAAAACCGAGCAATTTCTTTGCGTGAGGCAGCTCTTTTACAAACATTTCCTCTTGATTACAGGTTTTTTAATAATGCTGAAGACTTTAGTATGAGTAGGATTGGTAAAATGATAGGGAATGCTGTACCGGTTGAGCTTGGAAGGGTTATTGGAGAGTCAATAAAATCACATATAAATTTATATAGTTAAAATAAGCCTGCTCAACGCAGGCTGATTTTGTTAGGCTAAATATTTTGCTGAATTAATGTATGAGTCAATATTCGCGGAGATGGAATCTAGGTAAGCTATAATCTCTAATGAAACATCTTCAAGGTCTTGATATGTAACGTTTTTTCCTATCTCTGAAAAAGAGGTGTTTCCGTGTGCTAAATCATTTCTATGCTGCCTGACTGTTCCCAGTTTTTCTCCATGCTTTGTATGTGCATAGATTGTGTTTGTTGAAAAACCATAAATTTTTGACTTGCTCTCAATCTCATCTCTATCAATGTTACCAGAGAAAAGCTTTCTTTTGTTAAAGCTACTTTGGGATAAACTAACAGAAATTCCTTTAGTGAGTCCACTTAAAACGGAATCAACACCAACCGCGTCACTTTTTATTCTGCGGATTATTTCTTTTCTTAGTGTACTGTTTAAATTATCAAATTCAATATTTTTATCATGTAATGAGTCATGTATGTAGCATATTGCTTCACGCATGGTTGACTCAACAAGATTATATAAAAGTATATAAACAGCACCCTTTAGAGTTTTTCTCGTTTCAGCAGTTATAATATAAGTAGATTGTGGGGTTGTGGAAGATTGAATGACAGATCCAGCCCCTTCAAGAAATTTCAATAAATCTAAATAGGCCAGTATCTCGCCTGACTTAGTATCGAAGTCTTCTCTGAAATCTTCCATTTTATACCCCTAGAAGCATATCCCTTACATATTCAATGCGCTCAATAACTTTTGTTCTGCTATTGGCTCCATCTGACGTTGTTAGTATTTTAAATTTCTCTGAGTTAATCCAAGAAACATCAAGCGGGACTAGGGATTTATCCGCTCTAAGTGCTAAAGCCACTCCTACAGCCAGAGACTCGAAACGTACGCGAGGGGTCGATTTCGCAGAGGTGGTTTTTTTGAACCCGGTTGGGAAATATTTATCGACAAAGTCAAGCATTTCGGAAAATTCATTTTTCATCAATTCTTGCGAAGCATCATCTACGTTCCGCTTTTGAGACATATATTCGTTCAGAAATTCTCTGACAGAATGTTCAAAGTTAAGGTAATTATCTAAATAAGCAAAAAATCTAAGCGTAAACTCAAGTCTTTCATCGCGCTTTTCTTTTGTCAAAGACAATGGGGCTAGCTCTTTGAATTTTTCAATGCTAGAACATGGTTTGACAACTTTATTATATAGGTCGGTTGAACCAAGTTCAGAGCCTTTTCTTACTTCCATATCCTTCAATATATCGCTACCAGAGTTTATTCTTTCAAACAAATCTCTTCTGGTTTCCTCTGAACATTTAGAGCTAAGTTCAATAACGCGAACAGGTATCCTTAAAAATCTGCGCTGTCTTGATGCGGGTAAGTCTCTAAAATAAAAACCATTGATTGAGCTTAGAGATTTTAGTTCACTAAGTTGAAGTTCATTATTAACAAAAGCATGTAGAGTTCGGACACGTTGCGAACCATCAACGATTTCGATACGCCCGT